TAATGATACTTTTAGGATGATACGTGCTACTATGAAAATTAAAGATTTGATTGTTGATCAACTTGAAGAAAGCACATTACGTAAGTTAGGCATTCAGGCAGAATTACCTGATGGACAACGTGGTGGTGAAGGGTTTGTATATGATATAAACGAAGGTATCAACCCTATTAAATTAGTTAAACGTGGTGCATTTACTAGAGCAAATAAATTTAAGAATGAGTCAAAATATTTAAAAGAATCAATCAGTCGTAATGGTAAGAGTGATCGTGCGGTAATTACTTTTGGTCGTTGTATGGGTCATCGTGGGCATATGTACCTAGCTAATAGTGTGTTTACTACGGCTAAAGAACAAGGTGCTGACCCTTATGTTATTATCAGTAGAACAATGGGTGAGGATGATCCACTTACACCTAATGAGAAATTATCAATCTATCATAAAGTATTTCCTAATCATAAACAATGTTTTGTATCTGCAGACGATAGTATGCCAACGATGATGAGCGCATTAAAAAAGTTAAATGAATTAGGATATAAGCATATTACCGCAATATTTGGCAATGATCGTGCTGATAGTATGCAACATGTAAAAGAGTATAATGGGCGCAGTTATAATTTTGAAACATTAGATGTGCTCAGTAGGCAACAAACTAATGATCCATATAAAAACATTAATGGCCCACGTGGCACTGATATGCGTAATGTACTAAGCGATCCTAATTTATCTGAAGAACAAAAATTTGGATATTGGCGCAAATGTATGAGTCCACAATTGAGTGATGATGATGTACAATATATTATGGACATAGTGAAAAAACGTATTGGGCATGAACTACATGAAGCTGATAATCCAAATTATTTTGGCGGCAGCAGTTTAAGCCCAATTGGTGGAACACCTGAAGATTTACAAGATACACGTACACCTGCGCAAAAGCGTAAAGATGCCAAGCGAGCAATTAAACAAGCACGTGAATTACGTAAATTTATGGGTCATAATGAAGTACGTTAAGAATATATATTTTTTGCGCACCTTGTTATCCTAAATACATTGACCACAGAAAAAAATGATGTATATTTAATCTGTGTTCGTTGTTCTCACAACTACACTTAGGTCTCAATTTTAGCTACACTTTTAACTTTTTAAGGAGAATGAAAAATGTCATTAGCTGCAATTCGTGCAAAATTGGCTGCACAAGAAGCCAAATCAAATCCCCAAAATAACACTCAGTATGTAGGCGATAATGCCATCTATCCATTTTGGAACATGGAAGAAAATACAACCACTACAGTTCGTTTCTTACCTGATGCTGATGGATTGAATGATTATTTTTGGGTTGAGCGTAATTTAATTACGTTAGAATTTAGTGGTATTAAGGGTCAATCATCAAACAAAGTATTTGTCAAAGTACCTTGTGTTGAGATGTATGGTGACAATTGTCCTATACTTGCTGAAGTACGTACATGGTATAAAGACGCATCATTGAAAGAAATTGCCAACAAGTATTGGAAAAAGCGTACTTATATTTTTCAAGGTTTTGTGCGTGATAGCAAGATGAAAGAAGATAGTTTGCCTGAAAATGCAATTCGTCGCTTTATCATTTCACCACAAATTTTTGGTGTAATTAAGAGTAGTTTGATGGATCCTGATATTGAAGAAAATCCTACAGATTATTTGCGTGGTTTAGATTTTAGAATCGTTAAAACTAGCAAAGGTGGATATGCTGATTACAGTACAAGTGGATGGGCACGTAAAGAAACTGCACTCAACGAAACTGAGCAAGCTGCCATTGAAAAGCATGGGTTATTTAATTTAAAAGATTTCTTACCTAAAAAACCTAGCGAAATCGAACTTCGTGTTATGAAAGAAATGTTTGACGCTAGTGTTAATGGTGAAGAATATGATACAGACAAGTGGGGAGCATATTTCCGTCCACGTGGTGTACAAGCATCAAATAGTGCTGCTGACCATGATGACGATTCATATGTTGTTGCACCACGCCAACAATTTTCGACTCCTGTAGTAGATGAGGATGAGGAACCTGTTGTAACCTCTGAAGTAAAGGTTACAACCCCTCAAACCTCCGATACAACTGCAAACATTCTTGCTATGATTCGTAGCAAGAAAACTTCCCAAGCGTAAATAGCAGTGAATAAAGTGGTGGGTAGTTCCACCACTTTACACTTTAGGAGAATAATATGACATTACCTGATGAAAGATACAGGGCACTCAAGCAAGGTAAAAGATTGTTGGAGGAATTGTGCGACCCAGGCCGCACCCCACGTGTGCCTAGCGCAGTACGTGATCGAGCTAGAGCAACACTAAAACATTTCCCCAATGATTATGAAATTGATTGTCTTGCTGATTCTGCTCCAACAATTTTAGATAAACAATTGTTGCGAGTATTTACAAATAATACAATGGCAAAGTAGAGATTATGGGAAAACCCTTTGATATATCAAAATTTAGAAAAGAAGTTACAAAAAGTATAGAAGGTATTAGCGTAGGATTTCATGATCCCACTGATTGGATTTCAACAGGCAACTATGCATTGAATTATCTTATCAGTGGTGATTTTAATAAAGGTGTACCACTTGGTAAAGTTACTGTATTTGCAGGTGAAAGTGGTAGTGGCAAATCATATATTTGCAGTGGAAATATCGTAAAAAATGCACAAGAGCAAGGTATATTTGTTGTACTAATTGATAGCGAAAACGCATTAGATGAAAGTTGGTTGCATGCGTTAGGTGTTGATACAAGCGATGATAAATTGCTAAAACTAAATATGGCAATGATTGATGATGTTGCAAAAACTATTTCAACATTTATGAAAGATTATAAAGAAACACCACTTGCAGAGCGACCCAAAGTATTGTTTGTTATAGATAGTTTAGGCATGCTTATGAGTCCAACTGAAGTAAACCAATTTGATAGTGGTGATATGAAAGGTGATATGGGACGTAAAGCTAAAGCACTAAAAGCATTAGTTACAAATTGTGTAAATATGTTTGGTAGTTATAATGTAGGATTAGTTGCCACTAACCATACGTATGCTTCGCAGGATCCATACAATCCTGACCCTAACGTAAGTGGTGGACAAGGTTTTGTATTTGCTAGTAGTATTCTAGTAGCAATGAAAAAACTAAAGTTGAAGGAAGATGAAGAAGGTAACAAAACATCAGATGTGCTAGGCATACGTGCAGGTTGTAAAGTAATGAAAACACGTTTTGCCAAACCATTTGAAGATGTTGAAGTACAAATTCCGTATGAAAAAGGCATGAATCCTTACAGTGGTTTTTTTGATTTGATTGAGAAAAAAGGGTTTGTTACTAGAGAAGGTAACCGTTATATGTATACTGACTTGCATGGTGAAGTACATCGTTACTTCCGTAAAGAATGGTCAAAAAATGAAAACGGTATTATGGATTTAGTCATGAAAGAATTTTCACAACGAGAAAAAATTGTAACTACAGAACTAGCAGAGGAAGAACAAAATGCTTGACACAGTTGCAGCAGTGTATGAAGTTTTAAAACGATACATTAGTACAACCGATATGCGTGATGCTGCGGAAGATGTACTAAATGTATTAATCGATCATGATGTACACCCTGATGAGGTACGTGAAACATTCGCAGGTGAGAAAGAAATGGTTACTGCATTGAAAGCTTACCAAGATGATGAAGCAGATTATGACGATGATGAGGACTTCGCTGAAGATGAAGATGATTGGTACGATAATGAGTAGGCCATGGGTTGGTTCAATACAGTAACTCAAAACTTATCCGCACTACCCGAATTTATTGACCATTATCAAGAAGAACTAAACCAAGCCAAACATGAAGTAAGAATTATTAAAGGTGAACGTGTTGAACGATTGCTCGCCATGCTCCCAGGCATCACCGAGCACCGTTTCAACCAACTACAAGAAATCGAGGCTGTTCTAGATTATATGAATGGACAACTTCGTAAAACACGTAGCTTAGCCTTTAAAAAATATCTTGAAAATTATCCACGCCAATTAACATCACGTGATGCTGAACGATATGCTGATGCTGAGCAAGATGTTATTGACATGGAAACATTGGTCAATGAAGTTGCATTGATGCGTAACCAATGGTTGGGTGTTATGAAAGCATTGGAGAGCAAGAACTTTATGCTAGGGCACATTGTGCGTTTACGTGTTGCAGGTATGGAGGATATTACGATATAGCGTAAAAAAACGCTTGACAAGATATCCTAATTCACTTATACTTCCCATATAGTCAGTCAACACCAAGGGGAATACGATGAAAATTGCAGTGTACACTCAATACTCCGAAAACTACGGTTCCGCTGAACTTCCCAAATGGAAGTCAAAAGGTGGTGCAACCTATCTTATTAACAACCTTACTGTTGCTGACGTTTTCTTTTTCAAAGACGACCTCACACTTTTTACCAACAAATTTAACTTTAGCAATGAGTTTGCTGAGGAGTGTGTTGTAAACTTCAACATTCTTGATGATGACGATATGTCATTCTGTAAAGAGTGGGAATTACCATTCTTAAAACAGTTTACACGCAGTGACTTTGTTGCTGCTTGACAGTAACTAAGTTTCAATCTATAATTCCTGTATAGTAAATACTTCAAGAGGAAATAAAAATGTACGTTAATCGTGAAGCTGAAGAAACGATGATTTTTGTGCGTTCTCGTATTAAGTATTCACAGGGTGTTTTTACCTCAACAGGACAACGTTGGTTTTGGATGGAACGTAACAAAGATGCCATTCAACAAGAAGATGGTGTTACACCCTATGGTGTACCCTTCAAAAAAGGTGACCGTGTACTTTCTATTGACCAAGTAGTATCATGGGCAAGTTATGGTACACGTAGTCAAATGCCTCTTGTTCATGTTGCAATCGTTGATCGTGTTGGTGTACGTGCGTTTTACAAGTTAGGTGGTAAGGGTAACCTACGTGATGGTTGGGGACCTGATCCCAAAAAAACTAAACTATTGTGGGAGCGTCCTGCAAGTGTAGTAGGATTGCCCGAAGAAGAACCAAAAGAAGTAAAAAAATCTACCAAGGTAGGTAATGTTGGTGATGAAATTATTGTAGAAGGTACTGTCATCAAACATGAAGTTTTATCTACAAATTATGGTACAGTTAATAAGTTTATTATTAAAGATACTAGTGAGAACTTGTATATGTACAAGGGTTCTAAGTATTTGACTGAGAAAGGTGGTTTTGTAAAAGTTGAGACCAAAGTAAAAGATCACTTTGAGATGGGTGAAGGAACAGGTTCTTGGTTGACAATTTTAGGTGGTAAAGGTAAAAATACAATGAACATACTAATTCAAGAAAGTTTTCAAACATGAAATTATTGATTAAAAACAACAAGTTCACACCGCTAGGTCTGTTTTTAGCTCTGTTGGTTGGGTTGTTTTATATCCCAATATGGGCACTATTTCATCCTAAAGAATTTTGGGCAGAATGTAAAAAGCCATGGTTTAGATAATGAATAGTCATTTACGCAACATTGCGACCAAAGCAAGTCGTGATATAGACTGTGCTTATATGGGTGATGCTTATGCTATTGCCCTTACTAAAGCCATTGTAAAGGACTTAACAGATGAACTAGGCAAGGTTAAGTGGATGGGTGATGATGAAGGATGGGACAAGGCAATTGATGCTGTAAAGAAAGAATTAAAGTCTAGGTACGGGACATAATATGTTTAATTTAGTTATTAGCTTGTCATGTTTATACTTCGCCAAAAAAGATTTTGAAGATGGTAATAGCAAACTAGGATGGTTTAGTCTTGTCATATCTGCCTGTAACTTTTCTATTTTTTTAGCAGAATATTTCTAAATAACTTTATGAGTAATATTATTTGGGTTATACTAGGTGCGCTATTATGTCTCTTACTTGGAGCTATCATAGGATTTTGGGTTGAAGAATTAACTTATTCGCCACTTACACGTGGTTTTTATGAATGTAAAGGATGTTGGTAATGAAATTGTTTGATACGTATGAAACTATTGATGCTATGAAACCATGTATGAAGCGACCTATTGTTGTACATGCGGTACAAGTTAATGAAGAATTTAGGGTAAATAGTTTAGAAGGTGATTACGCACAAGGTAAAGCAGGTGACTATCTTATGCGTGGTATTAACGGTGAATTGTATATTTGCGACCGTGAAGTATTTGAAAAAACATATGATTTTGTAAATGGCTGATAAATTAGTTGAATTAATTAAACGTGCGGGATTTAGCAGTACTTACGAACAAGTTCGACTTGAACGTTTGATATGGCTAACTGCCTTAGAAATTAGCCCACTATTATCTGCTGAAGATTGGCTAAAAGTAAAAGAATTGTTGCAGTTACCTGATGATGTACAGCAACGTAAAAACTTTAATTACCTGACAAAATTTAAACAAGAAGATCCTGAAGAATATATGAAGTAGTTGTAAAAATACAACTTGACAGTATATCCAATTTTTACTATAATTTCTCTATAGTCAGATATAGGAGATTGACATGCCACTAGTTCAATATATGGATCACACCCACCCTGATGCATTCGTAGATTTCGAAAAGCTTGAACCAATGGTTAATACAGGTTATACCAAACCATGTCCTGTATGCCAATGTTACGGTGGTTGGAATCTTAAACTCAATGCATATCCTTTACACAATTATCCTAATACTGCTGAAAATCGTCATCGTTATTCACACTTCCGTTCAAACTGCTCACATTGTAACGGGTATGGTTATACGTTACCTACTGAAACTTGCAGTGGTCATGAGTGGGAGCGCAAGCAAAACCTAGGTCGATGCTACACTTTATACGTGTGTAAAAAATGCAACAAGAATATGGAAGTTGATTCTAGCGATTGACAACATATCCTAATTCATATACAATACATATATTGATTGATCTTTTGGAGAGTAGAAATGGCAATAACGCCCCTGACAGAACGCCAAAAATCCTTGATTGTTAACAATGTTGTAGCAGCATGTAAAGACATTAAAAAATTAAATAAAACGGGATATAATTTCTTGTATCTTTGCAGTGGGTTTATCGCTCACTATAATTTAGGTGGATTTATTTCTGCTTATGATTATCCTAACGCTTTAGTGCGTAATATTATGTCTAATGTACGGGTCAATCAATGGAATAATTTTTCTCCCTCTGATCCTGATTATGCATACATGATGTCAAAAAAAGACGTTTACAATAGAATTGTTGCAAAAATATCCTAACTGATGTACAATAGTTTTTGTGGTGATTAATTCTTAACGGAGATTGAAATGAGTAAAGCCCTAGTAAACAAACTTGCCAAGATTCGTGCTGAAATTGCTCTCTTGAAAGTAGCAGAAAAGAAGGTTGAAACTGCGTTGATTACTGCTGCCAATTTCGATAGCATGACGTTTTTCGGTACTGCTACGGTTGCCACGGTAGTTCCCCAACACGAACGTGCTAGTGTTAAATATGAAGCTATGGTGCGTGATGTACTTGGTGATGCCAAAGTAGACTCGCTTGCTGAAGCATATACCAAAATTAGCAAAGTTAGTGCTGCTGTAAAATTGTCAACCTTAGTTAAGTAAGGTACATATGAAAGTTCAATCAGTAGGTTCAGCAGATTCAAGTGGAGCACGTAACGTGATGATGGAGTTATGGCGTATGACCATGACTCAACGTGTTCAACATGATTTACAACAACGAGTATCAGGTAGAAAAAGTGAGCCTGAACCACGTAAAGTTGAACCTGCAGTAAAGATAGAAATTAGTGATAGCGCACGTTATATTTTAGCTACACAAGCTGCTGAGAAGCATAAATTGGAACAAAAAAATGAACGAACGAATTCGAGAACTTGCTGAACAGGCTGGTGATATTATTTCAGAATTCCATTTTGGAGATTATAATATTCCGAATGAGTTTATTGAAAAGTTCGCCGAGTTGATTGTTAGAGAATGTGCTAACATAGCATTTGAGGAATGGCAACATAACGGTGGTAGTGCTTCGGGCGAATCTGCTATATTAAAATATTTTGGAGTTGAAGAATGAGAAAATTCACTGAAGTATTGGAAGAGTATTTGGACGAGCGTGAACGTCAGAGTAATGATTATTATGATAATCGCTATATTAAATCAAAAATGGAGGGTTGGTATCGTATGAATGACTTGGCAAAAGAATTGGACGAAATGGTTCAAGGAATTAAAGAATGAACGAACGAATTCGAGAACTTGCTGAACAGGCATCACATCAAAGTCCCGATGGGTATCCCGTGACCATTCCATATAGTAAAGACTTTGCAGAAAAGTTCGCCGAGTTGATTGTACGGGAATGTGCTGAAATTTCAGAACAAAGTCAATGGAGTGAAGCCAAGGGAGAATATTATGAAGGCTTTAATGAGGCTATGATTTATGTTTCCAATAAGATTAAAGAACATTTCGGAGTTGAAGAATCTCTTGGTTGGGTATGTTCTAAGTGTGGCACTGATCGCACCAAGGCTGTTTGCCCACTAGGTAACAGTGCCGCAATTGATGGTCGATGCCCTATGGTATTGACTACCAAATAACTAAGGAACAATTATGAGTTGTAAAATAATTACAGCAGAAATTAAGATGGGCGAAGATCGCTATACTATTGTGCATGGCAAGACTATTGAAGAAGTTATTGACAAAATTCATGAATATCATACGTTCTCGGAGTTTTTAAAACAGCATTTTACCAAGAAGGGTACATTATCAAAAGAACTTAAATCAGGTTGGTATCTTAAAAACGCAGCTAAGTAACCCTACAGGTTGACAGGGTATTCGAACGGTAGTATACTATGGTTATAGTGAACAACAAGGAGCAGACGATGAGCATTTTCAAGAAGATCAAAGAGTTTTTCAATGAACCAGATCAAATGGAGTTGATTGAAGAGCGATTCTACAAGAAGTTGGAAGACATGAAGGCTCACCCTGAAAAGTATCAACACATTCTGAACAAGAACTCTGCCCAATCTAAGATTCCTCCAGTGTCTCTGTTTTGTTTTAACCCTACAGGTTGACGGGTCTTTGGACTAGTGCTATACTGTGCTTACAGTAAACAAAAGGAGCAGCAAATGAACGAACGAATTAAAGAACTATTAACTCAATCTGGTCTACAGCCATACTACGATGCTCAACAAGGGCAGATTGAAAAGTTTGCCGAGTTGATTGTTAGGGAATGTATTGTAGATTTTTACAGAAATTGCCTAGACACCTCCAGCAACGAAGATATTACAGTCCAAGTTGATAGATATGTAAAAGAACATTTCGGAGTTGAATAACCCTACAGGTTGACAGGTCTTTTGAACTCTGTTATACTATGTTCTGTAGTGATTGATAAGGAACTTGAGATGAAATTTGTTAAATGCTATGCTTGTGATGGTCGCCATGATATAAACTTCATCAAAATTCTTGAAACCAAAGAAATTAAATATAGTGGTACCTCAGTTAAATTTAAATGCCCTGATGACAACAGTGAGCAAATAAACAACTCATTTGTCTTTGAGGTTAAAGAACCAAAAACTGCTTGACAACATATCCTAATTTTGCTATACTTGTTTCTGTTAGATAACTAGTGAGGAATATATGAACGACACTCAAATTCATGATGTAATTAACAGTGCTTTCCAAGCTGCTCGCACCGCTACTAAGGAATATCTTGCCACACATGGTGATGCGGATGCATGTGGGTTTGCATGGGTAAGTATTCGCCCTGCTACAAAAAAAGTAGCAAAAATTCTTAAAAATTATGGTGCTGACACATCATTTGAAGGTGGGTTGAAATTGTGGAACCCAAGTTATTCCCCTGTGCAATCAATTTCTGCAAAGGAAGAAGGTGCGTACGCATTTGTTAATGTGATGCGTGAAGCGTTCCCTGATGTTACTTTTACTGTTGGTAGTCGGATGGATTAAAGGAGATGACAATGTATACTGAATTAACTGTACAATATACTCGCCATGGTGGTGCTTATGATCGTGGTAACGCAGATGCATACTATGGTCGTGTATTTGACCCACATTACTTCATTGGTGCAACATATAGCACTGAACGTGTAGTTGCCCTACAAGGTACACCTGAGTATGATGCATACAAACGTGGGTTTGAGGAGTGCACAGATTTTAAAGATTGGGGTGGAGATGAATAGACGTTTACTTAAAATAGCCACTGAACATAAGATTTTACCTCATGATTATATCGTAGGATCAGATCTACCATTAGAAAATACAATTGAAAAAATTGGATTGGCAGTGGCAAATGATTGCATGCTTAATGCTTGGTGGACTGAAGGATACAAAGATCCTGAAAAAACCATATCTAACAAACTTAAACAATTATACAATTTATGAACGAAGAAATGATAGAAAAGATAACATTAAATTATACTGACTTACAAAAATTGATGGATACACTAAAAGAGTTTGAAGTCAACCATTTTAGTATTATCAAAACAGGTGGTAGTGGTATTGGGTATGAAGTAGACTTAGAATTTCATCAACAATTTAAAGGTAGAATGGCAACAATTCGTATCCCAATTACAACAACTGATGAGTGGTAAAAAACTGCTTGACAGTATATCCACATTGTGGCATAATTATTTCTGTAGTGATTGATAACCAACTAGGAGATGCCAAATGGCTTACGTTTCCCAAGAAAAGAAGCAAAACCTCGCAGTTGCCATCAAAACCGTTCTTAAGAAATACGGTGTAAAAGCCACGTTAGGTGTGCATTATCACAGCACGTTAGTTCTTAATATTAAGTCTAGTAAGATTGACTTTCTAGGTAACTTTAACGAAACATGCAAGCAAAGTCTAAAAGCTGACCGTGATTACCTTGACGTAAACCCTTATTGGTTCCAAGAACACTTTAGCGGTGTTGCAAAAGAGTTTCTTACTGAAGTAACACAAGCGATGTACGGTCCTGATTACTACGATGAAAGCGATGCCCAAATTGATTACTTCAATTGCTCGCACTATATTCGGGTAAATATCGGTAAGTGGAACAAACCCTATGTTCTAGAGCAGTAAATACAAATTTTAACCACCATGGGGCGTAATGCCCCTATAATTTTATGAGGATATTATGGAAGAAAATACAACATCAAATGCATTGCCACCTTTTGTTAGCAGATTTATTCGTGATGAAGAAGGTAAGTTAAATATTGATCCTGAGTGCAAAATTCTAGCTGAGAAACATTATTGGAAAGATCGCCCTGCTTATAGTAAAGATGATCGTAGGGTGATGATTGGTCGCTATGATGAAAACGGTAATTTAATCCCATTTAAAAATACACGATAATCATGGCAGGATATAATTTAATCCAAGAAATACGTAGGCTTGAAGAAGATTGTGAGCGTCTTGGTCTAATGATGTGTCACGCACAGCATTTTTATAATGAATTTGGTGATGTAGTTGCAGTAAAACCAAAAGATGATGAAGCATTACCTTTGTATTCACGTGATGCTGAAGTTTTTATTGGAACCATAAAAGATTTACAAATGTGGTTACGTGGTATAGAATGGGCACGTGGTTATGATGGTATGATATTTGGTAAAAACCATGATAAAAACCGCACAAATAAAGAAGAAAAGTATCGTGCAGGTCAAACATTTAAACGATTAGTAGAAGGAAAAGAAAGTGATAAACCTTGAAGATTACATGAAAGCAATTAATTACAGAATATCTGAGGGTACAGAATACCTTTGGAAATGTTTTGGTGACAACCCATTTACCCTATCATATTGGGATAATGATCATGATGGAGTAAGTGCTGATATTACTTTTGACACACAAACACAAGAGGTATATTACGCCACTGTACATGATTACGCAAAAAGACGGTCATATCGTTTGATCAATCCTGATTACGTTGAAGCATATCGTCAAGAATGTAAAGATAAAAATGTAGTTGAGAATAATGCTTATGATGAAGTTAATTATGTTACGTTAGAAACTGATGAGGACTTTATTGAAAAACTTACTGCTATTGTAAATAAACAACCATACAATACCAAAGTGCAAGTACCACTTGAATTAGATAAAGAAGAAATGTATAATCTAATGAGTTTAGCCCATGAGCGTGACATAACGCTAAACCAACTAGTGGAAAACATGTTATGGGAAGCTATCAACAACCACAAAACTAAGGTGTAATTATGCTTGAATCATGGATCTATAAGCTGAACGAGAGTAATAGTCGGTTACATAAAGAATCAGTTATACAAGAAGTTTTAAATTTAGCTACGCTAGGTGATGAAAATTGTAAACACTTTCTTAAATTTGTATACTTTGCTTATGATCCATTTACCACTTTTGGTGTAAAAGCTGTAGAACCAACTGTTGGTATTATCAATGCTGAAAACCCATGGCAAGACTTTAGCTCATTGTTAATAGAATTAGCTTTACGTACTTTAACAGGTAATGCTGCACATGATGCTATTGAAGCTATGAGCGTAAGATTTAATAGCCCAACATGGAATGATTTCTGTATCAATGTGATTGGCAAAGATTTACGTTGTGGTATATCTGATAAAACTATCAACAAGATTTGTAAAAATACTGAATACGAAATACCGATTTTTTCTTGCCAACTTGCCACTGATAGCGAAGGTCGCCCTGAAATGGTGGGTGTTAAACGTCTTGAACCTAAACTAGATGGTGTACGAGTATTAATGGTTGTTATACCACCCTCTGACTATGATGATAAAATTGTCGTAACATGCTACAGTCGTAATGGTAAAGTATTCAATAATTTTACACACATTGAAGAAGAAGTAAAAAATAATTTTGTCCGTATGATTCGCCTAGCATCATCAAGTAATTTAAATACAGGATTTGTGCTTGATGGTGAAGTAATGGGTGAATCATTTCAAGACTTAATGCGACAAGCACGTAGAAAAGACAATGCTGATGCTAGCGATAGTGTGTTCCATGTATTTGATATTCTTCCGCTAGCAGATTTTAGGCGTGGATATTGGAACGCACAATTAAGCAAACGAATTAAGATCTTAGAAGATATGCGTCCTGCCCTAGAAAATATGCCACATGTCAAATTGTTGCCACATATTGTCGTTGATTTAGACATTGCTGAGGGTAAGGATCAACTAGAGCGTTATGCCAACGATTGTGTTGCACAAGGGTTTGAGGGCATTATGATTAAAAGTGTAGATGCTCCATATGAGTGCAAACGTAATAAATTTTGGTTAAAATGGAAACCAACCATTTCAGTAGATTTAGAGATTGTTGGGGTAGAAGCAGGTACAGGACGTAATAAAAATCGATTAGGCGCATTAATTTGCGAAGGTGAAGATCATGGAAAGCACATTGTGGTTAACGTTGGTAGTGGGTTTAGTGATGTTGATCGTGATGATTATTGGGTAAACCGTAATGTGATTGTTGGTCGCACTGTAGAAATTCTTGCTGATGCAGTAACGCAAAATCAGGATGGTACACATTCATTGAGATTTCCAAGGTTTCTACGATTTAGGGATGATAAATGATTGTCAATGTTTTTAATATTGATGAACCATGGGTGTTTAATTGGTTTACGTCATTATGTAAAGCACATGAATATAAGTTCATTGTTAAATTAACATTAAAAGATTCATTAGCTATTAAAGTAAGTGATCGTTTAAATGAGTTATCCAAAATTACTAACTATAACTTTTATTTAAGTAATGAAAGTGATATTATGGTAGACATACCTGACGAGGAAATTACGTACATTAAATTGAAATATTCATAAAGGAAAAATATGGTTACGTTAGTTAAACATGAATGGCATAGTGTTGATAGTCAATTTGCCGTTGAGCTTGATATAGACTTGTTACAAGAAATTTATCCTGATAAGGATGAAGATGAACTACAATCAATTCTTGATGCGGTAGAAGATGGCTCATATGATATTGATGAGCTTATTGAACATGCTTGGGATAATGATGTTGAAATTATGTGGGAACGCCAATATGATGATTGGTATAGTGACCGCAAAGGTGGTTATGAAATTACATATGAATTAGGTGATGAAAATAGTTGGCATAGTGAACCTGAACCTCCTTCACCTACACATAAATGCACCAAATGTCGTTGGAAAGGTAGCAAATACGAAACTAAAACTGAATTTTATAATGAAGATGGATCTATTCACACTGATGATGAACTAGAATTTCATCACACAGGTGATGTATGCCCAATGTGCGATAGTGCGTTAGAACTTACCCCTGAAGGTGTTGAGCAAGAAGCCAAAATGCAAAAACTGTACCAAGAACTTGATGATATTGAGTTGGATGATGATACTGAAGCTGAATCAGAATATCAACGTATACATCCCGCAGGTGAATATATTATCCGTATTTTTGGTCGTACCACTGAAGTTGGTGTTGGAAGAATTACTAAAGAACAATACGAACATTGGAGCATGGATGAACATGAATTAGACTTAGGTGCTGCTATTAATGAAGAATATGATTTCGATGAAAATGAAACTCCTGAAGCTGCACGTTTTACTAGTAGTGGATACTATGAATTCAATGATGTAGCAGACTTTTATGGGATTGAAGAAGATTGTACGGTAGAAATTATTAATAGCGATGGTGAAACTATCTTTGAAGGTGAATTCTCTGAAATTTTTAATATCGGACATGGTGAAGAAGATTCAAGGGAAGAATGTTGTGAAGAAGTTGATGAATTGTATGCACATTCATACGGATCAGGTTACTTTCTTATGTACAAACAAGGTGGTAAAGGTGGGTCATATCAACATACATTAGTTGTTAATGAAGATTTAGACTTAGCTAAATTTAAAATTACCACGGTAGATGTTGATGGTACTAGTCATATTAAAGGTATTTTTTATGACAATGAACAGCTTGATGATGAAGGTATTGATGAGGAGTACAATAATTGGAGAGGACAGTGGGCAGATTATTCTGTACATGAGGTAAAATAATGTTTAAAAAATTTGTAATTGGTTTGTCTTTGGTTTTAAGTAGTATAACGTTTGCACAGGATAAATGGGTTCCATCATATACAGTAACGATGTTAAACCCATTTCCTGCAGGTGGGGTAACTGACCAACAACTACGATATATTGCAACAAAATTATCTGAACGTTGGAAACAACCTGTCATTGTGCAAAATAGGTTAGGTGCTGCGGGAACATTAGCTGCAGCATCACTGACCACTGCTAAGCCTGATGGACATACACTAGCTATTTTGACGGTGAATAGTTGGCGATATCCACACTATAATGAACTGTCATGGCACCCAATACGTGATTTTAAGTATGTGGTTGGTATGAATGCTTATACGTTGGGTATTATTGTTCGTGCTGATAGTCCATGGAAATCATTAGATGATTTGATTGCTGCGGGTAAAGCTGAACCTAATAAGTATAACTATGCTACCGTAGGAGTTGGGGGTGGTGGTCAACTTATGATGATAGAAATTGATAATACCACTAATGCTAAATTTACTAACGTGCCTTATAAAGGTGGCACTGAATTTAACCAAGCATTACTAGCAGGTGAGGTACAATTTGTGGCTGATGCATCTAATTGGGCACCATTTGTTGATAGTGGACAATTTAGGGCATTAGCGATGGCAACAGAAAAACGTGTTGCAAAGTATCCTAATGTGCCTACGTTAACTGAAAAAGGTATTAAAGTAATTGGTCAAAGTCCATATGGATTAGTTGCGCCAAAAGGTACACCTGATCATGTTGCACAAGCTATACATGATGCGGTTACTGATATTTTAAAAGAACCTGAAATGCAGGAATTGATGAAAAAGTTTGTATTAGTTCCATGGACTAAAACACCACAAGAATTTGAAGCATATGCTGCACAATATTTTCGTGATGTTAGACCATTATTAATCAAGGCAGGGTTAGTTAAAGATGCAAAATAACTACCATACGGTAGTAGATGTTGTGATTGCTAGTAGGAAAAGTGTACGTGGGTTTACGGAGCAATCTGTTGACCCACAATTAATTAAACATATACTTACTGTAGCATCACGTAGCCCAAGTGGAACCAATATACAACCATGGAAAGTACATGTGTTAACAGGTAATTTTCTAGTAGAATTTGGGCAAGGTGCGATGGAAACTTATGCTAATCCTGAGTTGATGGCTAAGCAACCTAAAAAACCATTTGACTACTATCCTACTGAGTGGTTTAGTCCATATATTGAACGTAGGCGTAAAGTAGGATATGATCTTTATGCAGTGTTAGGTATAGAGAAAAAAGACAAAGATGCTATGCAAACCCAACATACCAAAAATTATAATTTTTTTGGTGCGCCTGTAGGATTAATTTTCACAATGAATCCAAAATTATCTATAGGATCGTTGTTAGACTTTGGTATGTTTATACAAAGTATAATGATATCAGCACAATCTCATGGTTTGGCAACATGTCCACAAGCAGCATGGATTTTAATTCAAGGTTACATACGTGAAAAATTAAATTTAAACGATGATCTTGTAATTTGTGGTATGGCTATGGGATATGAAAACCAACAAGAACTTGCCAACAAATTAACAACAGAGCGAGAAATAGTTGACAATTTTGCTCAATTTTATTGACTCAACTCGGTAATTTTGATACAATAGTATTATTCTTAAGGAGAATTTAATGGGATCATTCAATCGTAAGATAGTTGAATCACTTGATGTTTTGAATAAATTATTGGCACTTATATTTGTTGTTATGGCAGGTATAACATTTTTCGGTGAAATGTTTGATAACTTTTTACCTGCAGTTATGTCTGCACTAGGTATTCTTATTGTTGGTATTGTCACATGTGGCTATACTGCAATTCTTATCAATGTTAATCAAAACATTGAAGCTATGCGTGATAAAATCAACCCCGCACCAAAGGAATAAAAATGCGTAATATATTAGGTTATATCGTATGGTCAGCTAGTCAATGGGAAAAAGAAACTTGGTTGGTTATTTTTTGTTTTGTAGTAGGTGTTTCTAGTTTAATTGTTCAGCAACCATTAATATTTTTTGCATGTATGGCTTTAGTTCCAATAATTGGTTTAGGTTATATGATTAAAGAAAAAGTAACCAAGAGTTATATCAAATACAAACGTATTAAAGAAGCTAGTGAAGATTGTCCGTTATGAGCGAAACTTATTATAAAAAAGTTGGGAGTAAGTATATACCTATTTCTGAACATGATCCTAGTTTAGATCATGCCTTTAGTGAAGGATGCCATTTGGTCATCAGTCGCCCAGGCCACCATATCCGAAAGTACAACATAGACCCTGAATTTGCTCCATTAATTGCAGCAGCAACATTTGCACGTGAGGAGATTAGTAAATCATTGCGTAAAAGTTTGGAAATGCGTCCTAGTAAAGTTCCAATTACTGAAGAACAAAATATTGCTTGGATAAGATTGTCTGAAGCTTTTGGAGAAGAATGTCATCCACTTCAATATCCTAGTATATACGAAGCAGTCGAGAGTGGATTAGCTGCACTTGTGTATGAAGCTGCACAAAAATTACAAAACCCCGCAGTAAAAGCAGCATACGATAATTTTATGATGGTTTATCAACTCACTAAATGATGTCATTTTTATATAGAACTATAACTGTATGTGCGGTTGTTTTGTTTGCACGTAATGTTATATTGTTTTTAGATAAAACTTATGCGGATAAAGACATACTTCCACCGCATGATTTGCGATATTATCATACGGATCACTCGGCACTTTGCGCCGATGGTATAAGAAAGTATGGTTATTGCAGTCAAAAAATCGATAAATAATATTCTATGCTCAAAGATTTTTTTACTTATAGTAGGTTTACGCTATTTGTTGCATTAGCCATTAGTGTTATTGCAGCGTATTATAGTATTATTGGATTGACTGCAATTTTTGCGGGTGCGTTTGTATCTATTGTTATTATGGGTACTGTGCTTGAAGTTGCCAAAGTAACTACTACAGTGTGGTTACATATGTATTGGAAGCGTTCAGGATGGGTCATTAAAACGTACCTTACTACCGCAGTCATAGCATTAGCGTTTCTTACAAGTATGGGTATCTTTGGGTATTTATCTAAAGCACATATTGACCAAGGCATACCAACAGGTGATGTTGCAGCACAGGTTGCGTTACTTGATGAAAAAATTAAAACAGAGCGTGATAATATTGAAACTGCAAGAAAAGCCTTGCAACAAATGGATAGTCAGGTTGATCAATTATTATCACGTGGTACTACTGAACAAAATGCTGAGCGAGCAGTAGCTATACGTAGACAACAAGCTAAAGAACGTACCTCATTACAAAATGAAATTGCAAAATCACAGAATGTTATAAAAGACTTAAATGAACAACGTGCGCCAATTGCTAGTCAGTTACGCCAAGTTGAAGCTGAAGTTGGACCTATTAAATATATTGCTGCATTAATATATGGAGATAATCCTGATGCAAACTTACTTGAACGTGCAGTACGTTGGGTAACTATATTAATTGTAGCGGTTTTTGACCCACTTGCTATTATATTAATTCTTGCTGCTAATAATTCATTAAAATGGGAACGTGAAGATCGTATCAAAAAACGTAAGGAAGATGAACTACAATATGAAGCAGATGATGGCGCATTAACCCAAGACCAAATTGATCAAGTTAAAGATTCATTAAAACAAAATGAATCAACTACTGATGAAATTGTAGAAGAAATTAAAGAAGAAGCTGTTGAAGAAAAACGTGCTGAACAGGTTTATTTAACAAAGCCATGGGTCGATAAGGTCCCAGGCATACGTTTTCCTCACCAAGTTTATCAACCCCCACAATTTCCAATACCAACCAAAGATGAAGAATTTGTTGAGCCTATCAATACTACGGATGAAATAGTAGAACCTACGATTGATAGCGAAGAATTAACTGCTGATTCAGATGATTTTAAATTTAAACCTGTGCCTTTAACAGTAACACAAGCAGAGGAAGTTATTACAGATAATGTAACTAAACTTAAACCATTATTTAAATCAACCGATGAGTATGTTAATTATGATGGTAAAAGTATGAGTATGAATGCTTTAAAGGGTATACGCCCTGATTTGATACATCCTGCTAATAAGCCATGGCCCAACCAAATTAATTTTGGTGGTAAGTTTCCTGATGAAGCATTAAGTGGTGATACCTTTATTCGTATTGACCGTGTACCACATATTGTTTACAAATTTAATGGTACTAAGTGGATTGTTGTAGATAAGCAACAAAACAGTACGTATTTGACTAACATCAATTACATTGATTATTTGATTGAATGTCTAAAAAATGGTAGTATTGACATAGAAATACTAACCGAAGTTGAGCGTGAAGAAATAGAAACACGTTTAGCAGTTGACAAGAAATCCTAATTCATCTATAATTCAACCATATTAATTACTTTGTGAGGTAAAGAAATGAAAAAAGGTTTATTGACCGTGGCTGTACTCAGCGTACTCATGGGTGGATGTTCTACTGCAACCAAAATGCTTAGCGACCCAGGTATCGCTAGCGGTCCTCAAACTGCAATCAGTGAACAACGTGTTACCCAAGACTTTAAACGTCGAGGGGTAAAAGTTGAGTACAGTACGTTTTTCCGTGAGATTAAAGCCATTGAAGTAACAGGATATGCTCCTGTATGGGGTAATAGTCCTAGTGCTACTGAAAGTGCGTACAAAGTTGCTGAACTTGATGCCAAGAAGAAACTTGTTGACTTTATTTGGAAAGAAACAGTGTCAAGTGATACTAGCGTTAAAATGATTAGTAAATCACTTGAGCGAGCACGTGATCAAAAAACTAATCGTATCGCTAGTAACTACGATAATCAAGATATTTCAGTCAGTGATATTGATGTTGAAGGTAAACCTACCCAAGCACAAGGTACACCACAAAATGTCAATGTAGCTACTCGCAATGATGCAGTAGAGATTGCCACTACTATGAATAGTTTTATTCGTTCTAATAATAAAGGTATCCTTAGTGGGTTACGATTGGTCGATAACTCAGTGCTTGATAACGGTAAAGTTGTTACTGTTGTATATCGTTGGGATGCAAAACATACAAGTGATATTCAAGACGTTCGTCGTATGATGAGTCGTTAATATGAAAAAACTACTCGCAAGTTTGCTCATTGCGGTGCCTACAATCGTTCACGCAGATGCATGGACTATTGTAAGTGTGACTAAATTTATCATTGAAAATTTTCCAAATAGTCCACCTACACAAAAAGTACGTGTAAAAGTAGAGGCAGATTCACCTGAAAATGCACGTCAAGGTGCGTTTAGAGAGGCATGTAATCAAACATGGGGTAGCAGTGTAATTACGGATCGCAGTGCAGTAAATGGTCGTTTAGCCACTGACCGTATTGCTTCAAGTAGTAGCTGCTTTGTAAAAAACTACACGGTATTATCAACGGATGAGTTTTATAATCGTGTTGCTGAGAAACGATATGCAGTAGAAATGGATGTTACTACCTCGCCTAATAGTGTGGATGGTCGATTGTTAGGTGAAAGTACTAACATGGGTGCTATACAAGGTGACCAACATCAAGCATCTATTCAATCATTAATTAAAAGTAGGCAGTCGCAGGATAAATTAATTCAAGCATATTTTAATTACTATCCTGAAGGTGCATATGATATTAATGTTCATAATATTGAGAGTGGTGTAAACAATCGCCAATCGTTTTTAAAAATTAATTATGAATACAAATTTAGTTATCAATTTATGCATGGGTTATGGTCTATGCTAGATTCGATGAAAGTTAAAACACAACTTCTTAACGTATTTGATCCACGTTGTAGTGATGGTAATAGGATTGATCAAAGCTGTGCTACGCATATGGCACGTAATAGTCAAAGTATTCGTACGGTAAAATTGACTATGCGTAAAAGTGGCAACATTATTGGTGAATCTGATATGATAACGCTAAACGAAGGAAATTATCAAGAATTGGCAAATAGTTTTCAAAAATCACAGGCATCTATCCAATTTAGCTTCCTTGATGGGTCAAATAATGTTCTAATGCGTGTTTGTGACAGAAACATTGAGGTAAATAATGTTATGTTGCAAAGTAATTCAACAGGATTGATTCGTGGTGATCGTTGGGAAACCAAATCATATGTAATCAATTTGTCTAACATGGACTTGCATAATTTAAAAAATTATCATAGGCTAGAGACAAAAGCAGTACGTAATTGTATAGGGAAATAAGTAGATCATGGGTGAAGTATATCATTTTCAAGAATGTAGTTTTTGTGGTAAACACAAGAACGTTGTCAAAAAACTGATAGTAGGTGAAGGTACTGCAATATGTAGTGATTGTGTTGAATTATGTAATGATTTACTTAAGGATGAAGAACCACTTGAGGAAGATGCACCACGTAAGATAAGTTTTTATGCTGATGATATTAAATCATTTTTAGACAATTATATTATTGGACAAGATGCTGCAAAAACTTTAATCAGTGTGGCAGTATCTAATCATTACAAGCGTGTCACAGCAGATACCAAAGAGTTAGAAATTCAAAAAGCCAATGTACTCATCCTTGGACCAAGTGGAGGTGGTAAGACACTAATGGCTAAAACAGTAGCCAAATATCTAGATGTACCATTTGTTATTGCAGATGCTACATCCTTAACTGAAGCAGGTTATGTTGGTGATGATGTTGAAAGTATGATACAACGGTTAGTA